ATTAACAAGACCAGTTGCATTATCAACTGCGCTTACTCTTGCTTTGCCTTGTTTGCCTGCTGCAGCCTCAATGGTAAATATGTCGCCAATATTATTATCTTGGCCACCTAATAAAACTTGAACGTTTGATAAAGAACCAACTATAACGGGCATTTCATCTTGAATACCATTAGCTGTTGGAACAACTATTTCGCCTCTTGTAAAGTCACCTCTTAAGTTAGAAATGTACAGTACATGAACTTTAACTTTGTTTAATAGTTTTGTTGAAATAGATTCTACAAACCCTTTTGCTTGTGATTGGGTTCCAATTACTTCTCTACCTCTCAACGAATTTAATTTTTCTATGTTAGGTGCTGTTACTTCTACATATCTTGGTCTGAAGTATTCCGCATTAGATGGTCTTAATACATCTTCGCTTGGATAAGAAACATATGCTTGGTCATTGAATATAATTCTAAACAAGAGCTCTATGGCTCTAGGTGTACCTTTTGTTTTATAAAGATCTCTAATATGTTTAATTGTTAAATTAGGATTTGATTTGATTGATCCTGGAAATCCAGAAAGATAAACTCTTTTGAAATATTCTAAGAACGTAGCAGAGGTAGTATCAATGTCTTGAAGCTCTAAAAGATCTCTTGCAACATTAACTGTGTTGCCTGTTTCTTCTAGCCACTCATAATAAGCTCTAACGAAAAGCGTAAACAACTCTCCTTCTTCTTTATAGAAAGAAGGAAAGAGGTCTTGAGCAAACGTTGAGATCCTCTCTTCAATCTGCATTATGTTCTCTCTTGATTAACCGTTACAATTGGTGCACCATCGTGTTGTAGAATAATATTTTTTGTTGCGCTAAATGTTCTTTTAACTGGTGTGCAGTTTACAAAAATACCAGAACCTGAAAATGATGCAACAATAAAATCGTTTAATTGGACAATACCTAGATCATAGTTTATTGAACCAATATTAGGATTAATAACTTGTACAGGATCTGATTCTGTAGTCGTTGCAATAACTACTTGTACAACACCAAACCCATTGTCTCTTAACGAGCATCCAGAATTATCTCCATATACAAACGTCGTTGATGTTAATGGTGCAGATCCATCCACAAAGGCACCATTAACTGGCACTTCTCTATAAATTGGATTGTTAAATCTTAATGTCCAGCTTTGTGATCTGCCTAATGTAGGTACAAATCGTTTTTGTAATGTTACAAACGTTTCATTGTTTAATATGGATTCATCAGTTGCATCAATCGCAGCTGTAAGTTTAGAAAGCCTTAGCTTTGTATTGTACTTGTTAATATTTGTTTCTGCATATGTGTTAATCTTTGATGCTACAAGTTCTTTAATTTGTGAATCACTCTTTGTCGTTACAGTAGGATCGTAGTTTATATTTGCATCTATTTTAACGTATAAGAATTCTGGATCCACAACTGTAGGAACTATAGAAAGAGGCGATCTTCTTTTAACAAAGTTGACAATGTCTTGTTTTCTTTGCAATGAGATGCCATCTGCATCTTGTAAGTCGACAGAAATAATAACTTTACCAAATTGTGGAGGGTCTACTTCTTCTCCTCCATATACACTGATCGATTGTACGTCTGGAAATTGTTGAATAATCAATGATGAATAGTCGTCCTTTGTTACTGTTCTATCTTGAACGGTTGCAGATTTAGGAGCATTGAATTTAATACTCTTTATAGATTCTGCGTCATCACCGCCTTGTGCTTTAGACACAAGTATAATATCAACATTACTATAACCAGCAATGTCACCGGATAATGAGAAAGTTGTAGCTCCATCAGCAGTATTGCCTGATGATATTCTGTATGTAGCCTCTACAACATTGCCGTCTGATAACTTATTACCAAGTACACCATCACCAAACTGAATTTCGTATTTCTCTCTTTCAGCGGGCGTTACAAAGTATACATTTGACGAAGGAGTTATTCCTACAATGTTTAATGATCTTTGCCATACAGCGTTTGCTGTATCAGAAGTAGAGTTTACTATTTTAACTACTAAGCTATCTGTATCAATATTCTTATTGCTGATAACAAATCTTTGTGATGTGTTTGACGTATCGACTTCAAATAATTCTGTTTGAATAGTGCCTTCATAAAGACTCAAATTTGCAGTTAAATAGTTGCCGTTTGCATTCTGTGTTACAATTGTAACATCATTAGTTGTGAATGTATATGTGTTAGAGTCGACCACCGTTGTGAATTCTGTATATTTTGGAATTGTAATTGATGGTGGTACATCATCTGGTGTAATGTTTATTTGTACGGTAGCTTTAGATGATCTTCGCGATCTTGGCAAATAGTTTAGCTGCTTTGCATGCGAAACGACACTATCTCTAAGTTGCGCACTATCAAGAAATGATTCTGATGCAACCATATTGAGATAAAAATTTTGCATGTATGTGTTATAAGATAACACGTCCAGCATAGCTGATAAGTTAGAACCTTCGAAATCAAAGTCCTTGAATATGTTTTGTTGCTTAAGATAACCTTTTAGACTAGTCTTGATGCTAGAAAAGTCAAGGTTTGCAACAGATAAGTTTTCTCCTGCCATTATCGTACTCTCTCTAAGATAACGTTAAGTGTTACGTCTCTTTCTTTATTTATTAACCTAAAAATAATTGTTGCAAACAAGCCGTTGTTGTCTGGATCTGGTGATATGTCTATATCTTTAATAACAGCTCTTGGCTCAAAGTTATCTATTGTCTCATAAATGTATCTTTTGAATAACAACATAGTCTGTGGTGTGTAGTTTTCAAATAGTAAAGATCTAATATTTGAACCAATATTATTCTGAAACGGACGTTCGCCTCTATCTGTAAGCAATAAATTTTTGATAGATTGTTTTACAGCCTCTTCATCATTTTTTAACGATAGATCGTTTTTGATTGGATGAACTGCGAAAGTCGTGTTGAAGTCAGAATAAGTAGCCATGTTTTTATTTATCCTCTATTTGCTATTGCGTCTGAATCTGCCTGCACTGCTTGTAGAAGCTCTTCTTGGCTTCCATATATTACAAAATAAGGCAATGCTTTTACTTTTGCTTGCACTTGTGCATCTCTCACTTTATCATCAAGAATATCTTGAGTTACACCAAACGGCGAATCGACGTATATCTTTTTGTCTGTAGGATTGATAGCAACGCCAGCATTATGCGCGTTAATATATTTTTCATGTATATAGGCAATCTTTGCCCAATCAATATACTTGGCCATGCTCTTAACGTAATAAACTTCGTTTGCTGGCAATGGACTTTCGCCAGCTTTCTTTCTCTTTTTAAGATCTTTGAATTTAGGAACTAGATCTTTTTTGTATTCTTTAGTCAGCTCCTTCATTCTTTCTTCGTATTTTTTGCTGTATGGTTTGATAGCTTTGATGTATTCTTGTGTATATGCAAATTCTACTTCACCTTCTTTCTTTTCAATCAACGCTTCATTTGGCTGTTTAGTTTCTGGTTTGATCTGTTCAACTTCTTTAACTTTAGCTGGCTCAACTGGTACAGGCGCATCTTCAACTGGAGCTTTTGTTTCAACACCCTTCTTGACTGTGTTGCCTTTTGCATCAATTTCAACATTAGGAACTTTAGTACAAACGTTGTCTAATGCACTGTTAGGATCGAATCCTGGAGCAGTCAAATTGAACCCTCCTACTAACGATCCTATTGCAGCTGTGTTGCCTTGTGCAATTTGAATTAAATTACTTGCCTTGCTACTAAGAGCTTCGCCTCCAGGAATTCCTGATGCTACTTTTTGACTTAATTCTTGTATCTTATCTGAGCCGCCTTGGATTGCTTCACCAAGTTGTTTATCTAACGATTCAAATTTCTTTTCGTCTAAACCAATCGTTGATAAAACAGAACCAAGATCAACTCTACCACCAAACTGTTCTTTGAGTGTTTTGAATTTTTGAACCATAGTTCCTGGATCATTACTAGACTCAAGAATACCCGTAATGCTTTCTTGTAGTGATCCTGCAGGCTTTGGTATTTCAGGAGCCATAGTATCAAATTTTGCTTTTATACCGTCCGTTAATCCAGATATTTTATCTTTCAAACCAGAAATGGAATTAGCAATACCTTTGTCAGCATCTGCAATTAAACTATCAACTTGACTTTTTGCGTCATTAACTTGATCGTTAACTGCTCCTGCTGCTTCTGATATTCCGCAATCCTTACTCATTATGCATCCGCCACTGTCGAATCAGTTGGCGCTCCTGGTCCTGGGTTGTATTTGTGCGTATGTGTTGCTAACGTTGGTGCGTTACCAGCAGATGTGTCAATATCACCGTCTGCGTGGATAGTGCCTGTTACGCTTAAGTTATTATTGATTGTTGTATGGCCAGTTGCAGTAATTGACTGTGTTCCACCAACAAGAACAACTTGATTAGCGTCTGTGTCTATTGTCATAACGCCAACAGATTTGCTTGTTAGTTTGCCTTCTGCTGCTATGTTTAGATTACTACCTGCTGCAAAATCAATATTGTTTGCTCCTAATAACGTAAAGTTGTCAGCAATAATATGCATTACTGTTGATATGTTTGTTCTTTTTTCTTCACCTGTTACAGTTTTAGTTAATGTACCTTTAATAGCATCAACATAATTTCCTATTGTAGTTACGTTTACGTTCTTTGATACTCTCTCGTTTCTATTACCATTGATCTGTGTAGACTTGTCTGATAATATTTCTTTTGCTTCGTTACCAGCTATTTTTTGTACAACGTCACCTCTAACGGTCAACATATAATCGCCATCGATTTCTTCTATTTTATTTCCATGTACTAAAATTCTAGCATCACCATCGATAGTAACGTTAACATTGCCTTTAACAAATACGTCTCTATCACCTAATGTGATTTCATATTGGTTACCATTGACTTTGGTAACCATATTGCCATCTGGTTGAATCTCTACAAATGTTCCTTTGGTGTGGTAAAGTTGTATACGTTCGCCTAATGGTGTATCGTCTACTTCAAGCACGTGGCCTGATTCTGTATACCAAACATGATTATAAGGATATGTTGATCTTCTAACGTCGTCAGGTGGATCTTCATCTTGCCCACCGTATCTTGGATGAGGCTCTTTCCACTTAACTCTTTCATAATAACTATCAGCTTTGTCAGCAAGTACTGAAGGCACTTTTGAAGCTAATGATGTTTCTACTTCACCAAAGTTTTCTTTGGCGGCTTTCTTATTAACAATATGTGAATGCGATTCTGCAATGTCTTCGCCTCTTGCTAATCTTGATACAGACGATTCGCCAATATCATGAACCTCTGGATCGTTCAAAGGGTAATTTTCATTTGGATCATTGAACCCTAATGTGCCATCTGGCTCTTCAGTTGGTTTACCAACAAGTGTCCCTAAAACAAATGGTACTTGCTCATCATCACCATCAGCAAATAATCCAAACACCCATGTTCCAGGCAAGATCCCTGTTGGCGATCTACCTATGCCACTTAATGAAGCGCTTGTGATTGGATTTACAACTGTTGCCCATGGAAGATGATCTGTTGGTATTGCACTTTTATCTTGTGTATGTACACCATAGATTCTAACTTGCACTCTACCAAGAAACAAAGGGTCTGCTCGGCTTTCTACAACGCCGATAAAATGTTTTGCTTTTGATAATGAACTAAAGTTAGCCATTTGTTGGTGCCTTTATATCTACTATATTTTTATCTGGGGTTGGAACGTTCGCTCTGTATGATTCTTTGTACAATTTCAAACCACAGCTATAATTGTCTCTATCTATTTGATGAACGACTGAACCAATTAAATAATTACCAGAGATCTTACCTTCGTTTTCTTTTGTATCAGTTTGAGGTGTTTGCTCTGGCATCTCAAGGTTAATAATTTTACCAATACTTAAATCTGTGTTACCAGGTACAATTGCGGTTGCGGTCAGCTGTTCTAATGATGTTTGATAGAAAAGTCTTCTGCCCATAATTGTACTATAGTTGTTTTCTCTACTTGACGTGTCAATTGATCTTGTTAGCCAAAACGATGTGTTAATTTTACCTAACGTGCTGTCTATTACTTTGATAGAATCTAATGACATTGCATCGTTGTCTAAGTGAGTAAATTCTTTGAATAGCTCTTTACCTAAGAAAGGACTGCTAGTAATTTTTTGATCTAGTATATCTATTTCGTGTGTCTCGCTAGCGTACATACCAGTTTTGAGCTTCTGCATTATATCTTTATTACTATCAAAAGTCAAGGAGGAAATTAAATATTGTTGCTTTTCTCCAGTAATATTAAGATTACCAGTCGCTGAATATGTATATGTTATAGGCGATTTCTTTTCTTCCGCTATAATCTGTTCTATGTTTTTGAAGTTATAACCGTCCACTGTTTCGTAAAATCTAAACAATGATGTTTTATGTTTAACGCTGTAAGCCTTTTGAGCAAGGTAATTCATTGTTTCAAAAATACTTAAACCAGGCACAATAGTAATTACGTTGCCTGCTGTAGGATGTGCTTCAAATGGTCTTTCTGTACCTAGCTTTGAAAATATCTTTTTAGAGAATTCAGATATGGATCCTTCAAACGATTGATTTATGTCTGATGATTCGCTTGTATAATGTTCTGGCGTTACGCCAAATAATTTAATTAGCTTATTGCTACCTGAGCCTTGGTCAGCTATTACTTGGTCTTTATAAAGTTGGAATGAGATGTCTATCTCTCTTTGTGTGTGAGAGTAAAATTTAATTTGTAATTTTTCGCTACCATCAAAATCAATCTTGTTGTATATGTCAGCAGCATCAAGTAGAACTATAGAGCAGCTCATTGATGGAATCATTAACGATTCCTCAATTGTTAGCTCTGCAAATCTATCTTTGCAATCTAACGACCCTCCCTCATAAATGAGGTCGAGTTTATCTAATGAGTAGCTTCCTGGAACGTAGTTTGCCATTATCCATTTAATACCAATTTGAGTTGCTCTTTTGCTTTTGTAGCAAAACGTTTATCAACAAGTTTAATTTTTCTTTTTTCTTCATTGAGCAGCTCTTCATAATCATAAGCGTATACTGCTGTCCAATCGTTTGCTACAATTTTTTGGAACGTAGCATTCAATGTATATGTGTCAGAAGATATTTCTATATCCTTACTATTGTGCTTGTAATGTAGTACTTGACTTTGCGCTGCTGTTACAGAACCGTATTTTGATTCTATAAACTCAACAAAGTGCCGTTGTGACAATGGCCATTGATAATATGGATCCACAATATCATTGACTAAGAAAATTAACCACACCATATTACTATCGTCGTAGTAGTTGTATGCGACTTGATCTGGTCTTTGGTCATGCTCTATTACATAATCATAATATGCATTAGGTGAGGTGAATAATCCTGAAACAGGTTTTGCCCTTGCAAGTATATTTCTTGCAATTTTTGTTCCATATGTTATTTGTGGAAATGAATCAAAGTATCTTGTCTTAGCCATGTTATGTCGTCTCGTTTGCAGAATCAAAATCTTCAGATGTCCAGATCTCCATTTCTTGGAAGTCCATTTGAATTTCTACAAATGCTGGTGCACCTGTTCCTGCGTAAAATGCATTTTGTTCTGATTGGTAGTTTACGTTGATACTTTTAACTGCTGCTCGTTTGAAATTATGTAAGTAATCGTTTGATCCAACGTAAAATAAATCGCACACGTTAGGATATTTCAAATATACTGAATCGCCTGTATCGCCATACTTAGGATAGATGTTTTTCTTAATATCTTTAATAATATCTCTAATTAAATTAGATTCATTTTGAGTTCTAGGAGCTAGCTTCCAAGTAAATGAAAAACTTTTAAGAGGTACACCATTGAATAACATTGCAACGTGTGGGTTAACAATGTTACCTAAACCAGCATTAACGCCTTGTTGTAAGTTAGATGGTAACACTTCGCTTCTAAAAAATGCAGCGCCAGCAGAAAGAGCTTTGTCCATAAATTGTTTTGCATCACCTTCAGACATTCCTGCCTGCGTACTTGTTGTTCCGCCACCCATTGCTGCATTGAAATTTGCTTTAAGGTCGCCTGCTATGTCTGCTGCTCCTCTTCCTAACAACCCTAGCTCTTGTTCTGACCAGTTGAGTTGATTATTGTCTACTATGCCACTGATTGGTAATGGCAATGCTACAGAGTAGTGAGTATCTTCTGTTGAGACTGTTGCAGAGTCCCATTCATACTTTACAAAGTTTAGCAATATAGAATGCCCTGCAAGATCTTCAGGAAACTGAACAAACTTGCTTGCTTGTGATTGTATTTTATTATCAATAACTTGCGCAGGAGGATTTGTTAAAGCTCCTCTTTTATTGCTATTACTGAAGATTCCCATCTATGCTCCTAAATACTTGTATGGCTTACAGCGGAAAGTATAACCCTACATATCCTAATAAATACAAAGGCGATCCCACTAACATTATTTATAGAAGTTTGTGGGAACGTAAACTAATGAAGTATTTAGATAACCATCCTGACGTGCTAGAATGGGCATCTGAAGAGTTTTGTATACCTTATAAAAGCCCTTTAGATGGTAAAATGCACAGATACTTTCCAGACTTCTATGTAAAAAAGAGAGGCGTTGGTGGTACTATAGACGAATTAGTTATTGAAGTTAAGCCATCAAAGCATCTCAAAGAGCCGCCTACTCCTAAAAGAAAGACAAGAAGATACTTTGGCGAGATGGCCAGATACGCTGTTAATCAAAGAAAGTTTGAGGTGGCAGAACAATTTTGTCATGCAAGGGGACTAAAGTTTATAATCATGACAGAAAAGGAATTAGATATTAAATGGTAGCATACGTCTGGCAATCAGTAATTAAAATGGCTGAGACTGAATTTGATATGAAATTCAAGTCTCTTCGAGACATTCATAAAGAAGGCACATTGCGTGACAGTCCATTAGAGTTCATTAGACAGGCAG